CCTACATATAACTTAGGGGCGGGAACAGTACCGTATATATTTATGTTCCAGAACTCCGCTAAGCCATTCCCTTTAATAGCCCACCCAGACACGCCGGGCACGTAGTTGGCAGATTGGAAAAGATTTAAATCCCCCGGCAGCCACCGAAAATCGTCTACATTAGCGTTGGCTGTCCATCCTTCGACATCCCAAGAAAAGTCCCAAGACTTCAGAATACCGCCTATGGAGTTCTCTAGCCGGACAAAACCTATACGGTTGACATATCAACCACGTAGACCTGATAGTCTGTGTCCCCTGTTGACATAGTAAAGGTCTTACTTTTTGCCTCAGCCCATGTGGTATCTGTTCCGGTTTTGAACCATATCCGACCCTCTCCTGTACCGCCCGCAGGACGCTTCACAAGAAGGCGTACTCTATTGTACTCGCCGCCGGTATTATCCAGCTCTAAATCATCAGGGGAATACAATTCAACGCTGGCTGTTATGATGTCGCCCGCGAGTATGCCGTCGGCACCTGTACCTACTGTGGCGTTTCCTCTTACTTCAAGATCGGCTACCTTAGCCTGTCCATCTCCCCTGATGCGCCAACCATCCGTGTCACTGAATGTGGAGCTTCGGATAATAGAAGAAGTGCCGTTCATTACTATTTCGGCAGAGTCAATCGTGCCGCCTGATATTTTATCCGCTGTAACTGCACCCGCCTCTATCTTCTCAGCCGTAACAGCACCGGCATTTATTTTTTCAGCGGTAACAGCACTGGCACCTATTTTACCCGCTGTAATAGCCCCCGCCAGTATTTTATCCGCCGTAACAGCGTTTGCAGCTATTTTACCCGCTGTAATAGCCCCCGCCAGTATTTTATCCGCCGTAACAGCGTTTGCAGCTATCTGAGACTCCCCTATCTCTCCTGTGATGTCGTCAGCGTCAACAGCAACAGCAGAATCCCATCCGGTCGGGTCTACATACCGATATAGTTTATCTTCCGTGGTCAGGTATACTACGCGTCCGTCAAAATTATCTGTATCAGGCAGTACGTCTACTACCTCGACCCCCGCGTCCACATCAACGGAAGCGGAGCCTTCTACTCCCGCTGTATCGGGCTGGGCATAAGTTGAAAAATTACGGGCTGTGTCCCTTGCTCTAATCCAAAAATAACGAGTGTCTGCATCCTCTACAGGATATGAAGCAAATTCAGCAGAGGTGGTGATTACCAAAGAGGCTGTTGCTATATCGTTGGTTGTGCTGGCCATTATCTCTACATTACTGAAAGGGGCATCCGTGCCATCTTCCGGGTTTGTCCAAGTCAGCCAGATAGAATTAAAGCGGTCGTTGGATGCTGTTAGGTCAGACGGAGCACTGATAGCGGAAGTAGTTACAGCCGCATTGACGACAATCTCCTCTTCCACATAACCATCTACAAACGTGGTAGAGTCCTGCGCTCGAATATAAATCGTGTATTCGCCGGACTTAGTAAAGGTGATCGGAACAACAAAAGGAAAGCTGGATGTGGGTTCAGTCGGGCCTCCGGCCACATTTACCTCGCTTGCTCCACCGCCCCTGTGAGCCACCTCCCAAGAAGCCAAATCCCCGTCTTGATCTGTGATGGTGCCGGATATTGAATACGGCACACCGACAAAAGGCCCATCCGGAGGCAGTGTATAGCTTATTCTGGGAGCAAAGAACCGAGATTCAGGAAACAAGAACTCTACAGAGCTGTCTTCAGATATATCCCTGCTCCTGAACACATTAAAAGGTCTGATTTTAAAATAGACCGGCGTTTGATCAGCAACAGCGGACTCAAAATCCTTATGCGTAAAAAGGGTCAGTCCCTTCTTACGTATAAGCCACGCCTCGGCACCGGAAGAGAAAGACCTTGTCCCTGTAGAGAAGCGTCCGCGCAGTGCCTGAACAGATCGGCTCTCGTCTAAGTTGGTGGTGATTGCTGAGACAGACAGCACCTCCATTATAGCATATCCGTTTTCGTCCAGCTCAATAGCACCGGTCACAGAATCTATCTCCAGCAGAACCAGAAGCAGATTATCATTACGAGCCCCAATCAAACCGAGGTCATCTGGCATATTTAAAAGATCAGTCAGGTTGGAGTTGGTTATGTCCAATACCGGAGCATCTGTATCAGGGTCGTATCCTGCCTCATCCGCGCCCTTTGCTGTGCCGGAAAAAGACTCGCTCAGAGTGGCATATACACCAAAGGATTTCTGAACCCCAATTCCTGTGAACTCGCCGGATACATCGTCGCTGTCATACAGCACATCATAGCCCACAGTCAGCCCGTCTTCTCGCTGGGCTAGGACAGCCATTCCATATTCGACGCGTGAAAGAGTAGGGGGCATCTCAAAAGGGCGTACATACGTTAGCTGATCGGGAGCCGGAAACGACTCTTCATCAGGTATCAGCGTACTGGGAGGCGCGTATGCTTGGGGAATCAGGTTGGTTTCCGCCTCAAAGGAACAAGCCACCGCGCCGGTCTCTTTATATGTTTTATTCAGCATTCGGACAACTTGATTAAGACGGGAGCCGGATGGTTCTGCGTCTATGTCCAGCTTGAACAAATCCCCTACATGAATATCTTTAACCGATGTGCGCCGTACAGATATGCCCCCCTCCAGCACCGGTCTGGAGTTGGCTTTAGCCCAGTCCATTGCGTAGGCCAGCGCCTGATTGCGTCGGGTTATCCACTCACGCTTCAGTGATTCTCTGTTAGGCTGTCCCGTTAATCCAAGAAGGCTCAACTCATCGAATCGTTCAGAGGATTCTTTGTACATCCTCTCTCTGTCCGCAAAGGAAACATCCCACCCTGTTTTTACCCCGCTCCAGCCCTCCGCATTGATATTAGGCATATCTACTAAGTCTTCGTCTATAATAGAGGGCAGGAGGTCTGTATCCACCGAGTCTTCGTGAGGCCACGACTTAACCTGAATTAAAGCGTTTACAGAGTCCCAAATGAAGAACGCATCTGTAAGAGCTGTAAAATCAGATAACACAGATTTCAGCGATTCCTGTTTATTAAGAAGAGGAGAGCAATAAACGAGGCCTGTTCTAGAGTCTCTGAATGATTCCGCCATCGTCTGAAAAGAAACAGGGTCAAACAGAGAATCGTCCAGCCCTAGACCGTATCTTTTATTTGTGAGCAAGTCAGCTACCGGCAGCATAGGATTGATTTGCCCATCCTCTAACGGAATTGAAGTCACACTTAGAATAGACTGGACAGCCCCCTTCTGTACAACTACTTCAAGATTAGGTGCAGATACTTTCTCTCGCCCGAAGAGGAAGTCTCTTAGCTCTATAATGGCTGTTCCTTTGTAGTCTGGGTGGACGATACCTTTATTATTGCTTTTCAATCTGGAATTGGAGTCTAATTCCTGATTATCTACGCCCCAGTAGAAATGGAATGTTCCGTGTCCCGCAATGCTTCCTACGAATTTGTCTGGAAAGATATCTCTGGATGCGTCTTCATTCGGGTCTGCCCATACCTGCTCTCCATCAATAATCACAGCTACTATATTGTCCACAGGGCCGTTGCAGACAGCAGCTCCAATGCTTCCGAAGTAGTCGTATGTTCCAGATCCTTGAGACCCCTTATCACCACCCCCCTTTTTACCTGAATCTGCCTCAACCTCCTGTGTGAACTGATTGTATGTATTACTTATCCATCGAGCCGCCACTTTACGAGTACCCGCTACATAGGGAAGAGGTACAGACTCCTGCACGGTAGCTACGTCTTCAGATTCAGTCCCGCCTATATTGGGGGCGTTTGTAGTTGTTTTAGAAGCATTAGTCATGGTAGGGGTCTCCAGCTTTTTGCAAGCCTAGACTTAAAGGACGGATCGGTCAAAGGGCATATAGAGGTAACTGTTCCTCTCATGCAGTGGATAAAAGTCAAAGGCGAGAGGGCTATACCTATATGATGTATACACTTATTTATATTAAATCCCAATACATCGCCGGGCAGTACCTCTTTTATATCCGGCTCAACTATCGCTTGAAGTTCTTTCTTACTCGACAGAAACTTATCTATCAAGCTTTCTGTGCGAATCCCCGCCCACGACATAGACCCTGATTCAGCACCGAAAGGTAGAGGCACGCCGCACTCCTTATATATTTGCTCGGCGAGCATCTGACAGGAAACTCCGCCTCGCTCACCCTTGCATCGGCTGTTAGCTGAGAAGGGAGTTCCAACCCATGAAGAGGCTACTTTATGCAGTGTGTCTATTCGTTCAGGAGTATTGAACCATGTGTCCATTATTTTTTACCCCCTTCAGATATATCTTTATTAACTTTAGAAAGAGACGGGTTTCCTATAGGTACAAACGGAAACCCTCCAAACCGATCATAATTATCAAATTTACCGGTAGGATTACTCACCTCGTTGTACAGCTTACAGGTCTCTACTTTTCCGTCGCACCCCGGCCAAATAAAAATTGTGTCCGAAGGTAGAGGAGCACTGTCTAATGGATGCCGAAGGGTCAGCTTTATATTGGACTCAATAGCCACGGAATCCATTATCCCCCGAGCCTCAAAGGACGCGCCCGATCCCGATTCAAAACGGCCACCGGCAAAATAATGCTCAAACACTTCTGTGGTTGACGGTCTGGTTGTAGGGGAGACCTTTGTAAAAGCAGGTGTCTGGATAATTATCTCATAAGAACCCGCTGTGTACTCCACCACAGAAGCGGCCATCTTCCAGTCGTCACTTAACAGACCGCATGAATCAGAATATACAGCATAGTTGCATGTAGGCTGAAGCAGGATATTAGGTACGAGTCGATCAAACAAAGAGCTTATACCCTGACATCGAGCCGATATATAGGGGCCGTCAAAAGATGCGTTGACGACCTGCCCTTTAAATATCATTACAGCCGACTGGACAGTACCGGAAGAATCCAAGACCGCTTGATGTATCTCAAGACTCATGGTGGCTTCCAGCTTAAATGGCAGGAAATAGCCTAACGGATTCCTTGCTGGTATCGACTCCGCATCCCAAAAATAACGGGAGCTTAATTCCAATTCATTCTTGTCCAGATTAACGCTCTCTACAATATTTGAATGAGAAAACGGTTTAGCCGAGTATGTATTGGTTGCATACACTAAATTCTCTTCATAGGATGTGAACCGCCACGGATCATATTTATCCAGAGAGAACGTGTACAAATAGGCTATAGCATCTTGTTCGCCCGAGTCCTCTTCTGTGTATTCTTTAGGAACCTCAACTAGAGAAACGTTTGTTATAGCCAACTCATCTGTAATAAAATCCAGCTCTAAAAGAGGGGCATTAAAACGAGCCAGTAACAGTGTAGACACTGTAGTCGTGCTCGGTTGGTATACACGGTCAAGAGGCTCGGCCAATGTGATAGTGTTTCCGTCTACGCCCGACACGGTGAAGCCGGAAGCACTACCTGCGGAAATCAGTGATAA